TTAATGCACCGGCAAGCCATAAAACCGTGTCACTATCACTTAAAACATTATTTATATCAGTTAGCAGGCTATAAGCGTTTACATTGTCTGCAAGTGCTTCCTTTGCCTGCTCTATGGCCTGCTTGCGTTGGCCATTGATTATGCTTTCCGCTATAATGTTAGCGTGGTCGTTTGTGCTTAAGTTGCTCATTGCTAATTCCTTCCTAGTTTGTTATTTGGCCGGTTTCTAGCGACTCATTGCGCCACGCTTGCGCGTGCTTCAACGCCGCCTTCTTACTGCATAATTGAACAGGGCATTTATAGCGCTTGCCTGTATCTGTTACGATTAAAACAGCATGAAACGTTGTTAGCCCCTGGTACGCAGTACCCCTTTGATATGTTGCCTTTATCATAATATTATCCTTCCTTGGTTGGTTAGTATTTATTAGTAAGAACACACTATAGCAGTTTCTTTCGCATTGCAAGCATTAATATGAAAGAATGTGTGATTAAGGGCAAAGCTGTACTCATGCTAAGAACTCATGCTAAACTCATGCTATTGCTAAGTTACTGATATTACGTTAGTAAGAGTCTTTATAGTATGAGTAGTATGAGTACTATACACACACAAGAGAGAGATAGTAGTAGTGTAGAGAGACATGTAGATACACTTAGGAACTCTGGAGTGCTGTGAGTGACTGAAACTCGTGCTACTCATGCTAAATAAGGTGTTTGTTGTTTAATGCCAGTGTGTTACGCTTAGCATGAGTCATAGTATCAGTGTTAGTATGAGTTTGACTCATGTTTGGATATGTAAGTTTTTCGTGTTATTGAGTGCCTAAAAAAGAGGCAGTACCACTCTGTGTGGCTTCGCATGTTGACAACCAAGCATCAGGAGGTTAGTGTTATACGTATGATTAAGGACGTCAAAGGGTACAGTAGAAACAAGACTAACAGGCTATTACGCGACATGATACGCGAGGCTTTGGACAATCGCGGAGGCTCTGAGTACTTAGGCAGGGTGGCAGACTCACACCCCGCTGCGTTCCTCGCTTTGCTGGCTAAAACCATGCCTCAGGAGATTGTGAATAACATCGAAGTATCATTCTTTGACAAGATGGCAGTCAGACAGCTTAAAGAAGGCAACGCAGACAAGTTGATTGAGCATCAAGAAGTGGCTGAGGCGCATGACTCAGGCGATTGAGCAGCTATTAGTAGAAGACTTTGCATACTTTGCAGAGCATCAGCTAATGGTGAGGGCTAAAAGCGGTCAGCTTGTGCCGTTCGTGCTGAATAAAGCACAACGCTACATGATGCAACGCGTTAAGAAACAGATAGAAGATACTGGAAAGATTAGATTAGTTGTGCTCAAGGGTAGGCAGCAAGGCCTGTCAACGTTTATAGGCGGTTACTTGTACCACAAGAGCATCACGCGTGCCGGAACACTGACATTCATTTTCGCGCACGATAGCGATGGTTCATCATCACTCTACAACATGGTGCGCACGTTTCATTATGACAGCGTCTTCGATGACTTGCGGCCTAGTGTCGCTTCATCAAGTCAGAAAGAACTCAGCTTTAACAAACTCAAGTCAAGCTATCGCGTTGGAACAGCGGGCACTCAGGGGCTTGGAAGAAGCAAGACGATACAGCAACTGCATTGGAGTGAGGTTGCCTACTCACCACACTGTGAGGAGCATGCGCTAGGCATCATGCAAGCTGTGCCTGACATGAAGGGTACTGCTATCTTCCTTGAGTCAACAAGCAATGGCCAAGGCGATTACTTCTATCGGCAATGTATGCAAGCTATGAGTGGCTCTAGTGACTTTGAGCTAGTCTTTATCCCTTGGTATTGGCAAGACGAGTATAAGAGGGGGGTACCCCCAGGTTTAGATAATTCAGTTGATGAATACCTACCCACACAAAATATTAGTAAAAACCAAAAGGGTAAAGAAACTTTAACCAGTGATACGAGTTCTCGCGAGTCTCTTACTGCCGATGAACAGAGCCTACTAAAAAACTTTTCTGGTGATGGCTTGACAGTTGAACATTTGTTATGGAGGAGGTATAAAATTGCCACGGATTTTCACGGACAGGAACACCTGTTTAAGAGAGAGTACCCTTTCACGCCTGAAGAAGCGTTTGAGGCCAGCGATGAAGACAGCTTTATTAAGAGTGAGATTGTGCGTGCTGCTCGTAACCACGATCCTATACCTACTGATGCGCCGCTTATCTTTGGTGTCGATCCTGCTAGGCTTGGCGGGGATAGTTTTCGGATATGTCATAGGCAGGGCAGGAATGTAACGAAGATGTACAGCTTACCGCCTTGTGATTTGGAAAAGGCCAAGCTACTTTTAATCGCCGAGATAAATAAGTACAACCCTGCTATCGTAAATATAGATTGTGGTGGTTTAGGCGTGGCGATTTACGATGGTTTACGCAGCCTGGGGTATGGGAGTATCGTGCGGAAAGTAGACTTTGGGGGGAAAAGCAGCAACCAGGACAGGTTTAAGAACAGACGTGCGGAAATGTACAGCAATGCGAGGGAGTGGTTACACGATTTACCATGCAGTATAAATTTAGATGCTAAAACAGGGGACATGTTGCAGAGTGAGCTGAGTGTAGTAAAGCCCAGATGGGCTAACAACAGCCAATTACTCATGCAGCCGAAGGAAGAGATAAAGAAGGAACTGGGGTATTCTCCTGATGCGGCAGATGCTTTTTGTTTTGTGGGAAATACGCTTATAGCGACGCCCAGCGGGGATGTAAGAATAGATAAATTGAGAGTCGGGGATTTTGTAGTCACTCCTCTAGGGAGAGCCAGAGTGGCGAAGGTGTGGGTATCACACACGAATACTCTGACTACGGCCAAGTTTTCTAACGGGCAGACACTACACGGTAAGGGATGCCACAAAATATTTGATTGGGATACTGGACAATGTGCTTTGGATATGTTATCAATAGGCAATGCGATTGAAACAGTGGAAGGTTACAAAAAATGGATGCTCTTAAGGTTATTATCTACAATGGTCAGAACTATAGACTTCAAACAAGCGGTAGATATTATCAGTCCGGCAGGAAAACTGACGATGAAAGGCTTTTACACCGCCGCGTTTGGTCAGATGCTAACGGGGGTGTGCCGGAAGGTTTCCACATTCACCATGTTGACGGGGACTGGGCTAACAACGATATTTCCAACCTTAAGATTATTAGTGCCGAAGTTCACTTACGCGAACACGCGCTTAGGAGACATGCCGAAGGCACACTGTCAAAGCCAACAAAACAAGCGCTGGCAAAAGCAGCAGAGTGGCATGGCTCAGATGAGGGGCTTAAGTGGCACAGCGAAAATGGAAAGCGGTCATGGCGAAAGCGAAAGCTTCACAAGCAAGTCTGTACGGTGTGCCAGTCCGAGTACGAGACTTACTATCCAAAGAAATCTAGATTCTGCGGATCGGCCTGTAGACAAAAAGAAGGATGCAAAAGGTATTTTGATGACGAGAGAGCCTGCCTTAATTGTAGAGAAGTGTTTACGGCGAATAGGCATCGGGCAACTAAGTACTGTTCCCGTGGATGTTCAAACAAACACCGCGCCAGCAACGGTGTATAACCTGACGCTTGAGAGGCACAACGTTTATTACGCGAATGATATTTTGGTTTATAATTGTCTGACTTTCGCGCAGCCGGTGGCTAGAACTGCGACTCACGATGCGATGAGCTATATGACAAAGCAGGTGACCAAACCCTGGAATTGGGATGTGTTTTGATACACAAATTCAAGACGCTTGATGATATTCTAGCTCTAAAGCGGAAGATGAATTCTTTTGGAGGCAAGACCATTAAGGTGGACTTTAGCGAGTTACAAGGCAATGGCGAAAGTGCTGAGGAAAGAGTGGTAAGGGCTATAAAGACAAAGGAAATAACAGGATGGGCAGGGTTTAAATTTGAAGAAGCTGATAGCTAGAGAGTGGAAAAAGCCGTGGTTAAGGGACGACGCGCCTATAAAGATTGATAGCCATTGGCTTATTTTTGATGACGGTAGTGAGCAGCGGGTGAAGGCCGAGCATTTTAATGATAGAAACGTGGATTGGCGTAACATAGCTCCGTGGCAGGATTAGATGCAGCGATACACCGACAGTCAAACTTGGTTCTGTGTTTTTGACAAAGGCTACGGCCCAGCTAAGTGGTGGTACCGGTTTATGCACCGCGACTTTCAGCATGTACATTTGATAAGAGAGAATAGGGGATACTGCCTGATGGTTAACAGTTTTGCTCATGCCATGGCCGTTACAGAGTACCCAAACACTTTTGAGGATATTTTAAGGCAAGAGCTTGAGCAAAGGCCCACCGCGATTTTATCAATGACGGTTCACTACAGCTCGCACTACAAGCACGCGCCTTTGGAATTTATGTCGTGCGTGTCGGTAGCAAAGCGCCTTTTAGGTATCAGAGGAAGGTTCTTTACGCCGAAGAAACTCTACCATGAGATGCTGCAGGCCGGAGCGCAAGTTATAAAGCCCTGGACAATAGAAAGATAAGATGATAAACTTCTTAGTACAAATAGGAGTTTCCCATGGGATCGTTACTTTCAAAGCCAAAAGCGCCGGACACCTCTAAGCAAGATGCACGCCTGGCAAAACAAGAAGCAGAAGTAGCTGCTAGAGAAAAAGAAACCAAACGCAGAAACGCCAGCTCTGCTAACGCAAGGCGTTCAAGAGCTAGATCAAGCTTAATTACCGGTGGTAACGAGAAGGGCGTACTCAGAGACACGCTGGGCTAATGGCAAAGACAGCACCAGAAGCGTTGTTCAAGCGGGCTGAACAAGCCTTCTCAGACAGAGATGACAACCGTAATCTGTACACAGATTGCTACGAGCTATATTCCCCGTATAGAAATACGCTAACGGCCAGAGGCAAGACCCTCAACAGGCCGACAAGGCAGTACGACAGTACAGGGCAGATTAGCGCGGCGAGTTTTGTAAACACAATCCAACGAGAATTTACGCCGCCTTTCACCAAATGGTCTATGCTGAAATCAGGGCCGGGTATCCCCAAAGAGCAGAAGATCGAGTTTGACAAGAAGCTAGAAGAAATCACCGAGATATTCTTTACCTACCTAAATTCATCTAACTATGCGATGGCTAAAGCCGAATCAGATTTTGAGCTTGGTATCGGCACCAAAGCCTTATGGTTTCATGAGGGTGATGAACAACACCCGTTTAATTTTATCTCCTCTCCAATCTCTGAGCTTGGCCTATCAGAAGGCAAGACTGGGAATGTAGATGCGAAATACCGCGAGAGCGAAGTCAGGGGCGACTTGATTAAAGAGAAGTGGCCTGCGGCTAAAATCTCTGCAGACCTTGATGTAGTAAATAGCCCTGATAAGATGCACCGAGTTCTTGAGTGCTTTTACTTTGACTATGAGGATTTGATCTGGCGCTACGACGTGCTGATTAAAAAAGAATGCATTTTTGATACGACGCATGAAGAAGAGATTTGTCTGACTCCACGCTGGATGAAGATACCGGGCAACCCTTACGGTTTTGGCCCATTTGTTATGGCGCTTGCTGATGTTAAAACGCTTAATAAATTAAAAGAGTTTTTACTACGTAGTGCAGCTCTAGATGTCGCCGGTGTTTACACTGTTACTGGTGACGGGGCCGTTAACCCTAATACACTAAACATTGCACCTAATACGTTCATACCCGTAGAACGTAACTCCGGGGAAAGCGGCCCCTCTATTTCCAGACTTGATACCTCTACCAACTTCCAGTTGCAGGAGTTCATGTCGAGCGCTCTTACCGACCAGATTAAAAAGACCCTACTTGATAATCGCCTACCTGCCGAAACCCCGCAGCCTAAGACAGCTTTCGAGATTGCTCAAAGGATGCGGGAGTTTCAGACTGATATTGGTGCTGCGTATGGCAGGGTTTATTTTGAAGAGATTATTCCTACGTGGAAGCGTGGGCTTTCGATTCTTGCTAAACGCGGCTTGATAGAGCTGCCTGAAGGATTTACGATTGACAATTTCTTCGTGCAGGTTCAAGTTGTATCCCCAATAGCCCAGACACAACAAGCAGAGCAAGTACAGAAGTTTATGCAGTCTTACCAGATGGTGCAAATGATACAACCAGAGTTGGCTCTTACCTCTTACAGAGTAGAAGACTTGCCAGCATGGCTAACAGAAATGTTAGGCACACCACAGAAATTGCTGCGTAATAAAGCAGAAGCATCTGAAATGCAGAAAGCTATGGCGCAGTTAGCTGCACAACAAGGTAAGCCCTTACAAGCGCAGTCTGCCGAACAAGGCGCACCCCCTGTATGAGCCTCAACCAACTAGATTGGGATTCAACTGAAGAGTCAGATGTAGAGCAAGTACGACTTTCTAAAAAACAACAGCACGACGAGGATATTCATTTCCTTAAGACCTTTAGTACGCCTTCGGGTAGAGCTGTACTTAAGTGGATGATCGAGCATACCCTGGACACACCTACATGGTGGCCAGCCGCTGACTACAATAAGTCCGTAGCCAACGGTTTTTACCGCGAGGGTCAGAACTGTTTAGTACGGCAAGTTAAGAATAAAATTCAAAACGCCAAAACATACCAGGAGAAAACGAAATGACTGAACAAGCACAAGCACAAACAGAAACACCAGACGCGCCACCCGCCGCAGATGCCGAAGTTACACCTGCCGCTGCCGTTGAAACTGAAGCAGACCTTCCTGCGGATAGTTTGCTCAGGGAAACAGCGGGCGAGGCTTTTGACTTTACAGACGGTAGACCGGAAGAGTTTGCAAAAGAGTTTTGGAATGAGGAAGCGAAAGCCCCTGATGTGGACAAGTTATATAAGGCGTTTAACAACAGGGATAAGATCGCTAAAGACCTACGCGTTAAGCTAGGTAAGGGTGAGTTCACAGGCAAAGGCCCAGCGGATGCTAGTGAATACCAGTTCGAAGTATCTGAAGACGCTAAGATGCAAATTGCTGAAGACGACCCTATTATGCAGGCCGCTAAGGATGCAGCGTTTGCTGCCGGGATGCCTGTTGATAAGTTTTCTGAGTTTATTAATCCGGTTGTAGCTAAGATTGCCGAGTTTAGCGAGGCTGATAACGCAGAGCCTACAGATGAAGAAAAAGCTGAGTACCGTCAAGAAGAAATAGCAAAGCTTGGCCCTTCCGGCGAGAAGATAGTCGGTGCGGTTAAGTCTTATCTTGATGGCCTGGAGACCTCAGGCAGATTTAGTAAAGTAGAATCAGACGCACTTAAGGCGACACTTAATAACGCAGATGTAGTAAGGGCGTTTAACAAACTCCGTTCACTCGCACCATCTAGTTTTGGTGACCAGGTTCCTCATGAGCTACCTATTAACGGTAGTTCTTCAACAGAAGAGCTGCAGGTTAAGATGGGCAAAGCCATGGTTGCTGGTGATGAAGTGGAATATAAAAAATATTCAGCTCTACTCGCTCAAGCATCGTCCGGCGTTTAGCTGTTGCAATTAAATAGCTAATAGAGTAGTCTTTAAGTAACGACCCACTATTAGTAGCTCTACGGCATAGCCGCCTACCGAAAAATGGCCTCATCGTTGATGTAAGTATTTAAACATTAACCAATAGGAGGCCAATCATGGCTACTACTGCTTCAGCAAACTTTAAGACCGAGTTTGACCCTTTGGTCAAACAATCCTATCAAAAAGGATCACTCCTTATGGGCAAAGTGCGTACACGTACAAACGTGAACGCGAAAACCTACTCCTTTCCTAAACTTGGTAAGGGCATCGCGTCACTTCGCATTCCGCAAGCCGACGTAACACCTATGAACGTACAACATTCAGCCGTAACTGTTTCTTTGGTTGACTGGGATGCTTCAGACTATTCTGCCGTAGAAGATTTGGATAAATTGGCATTTGACAAAAAACGCGAACTAGCAATGTCTGCTGGTAAAGCGATTGGTCGTCGTGTCGATCAAATCATCGTAGATGCAATGGCTGCTTCAGCTTTTGCAACTCAGGTGGCTAAGTCAGTTGGTGGTGCAGATACACCACTTAACATCGAGAAAATCATGCGGGCTAAACGCTTGCTTGATGCTAACGGTGCTGACCCTGAAGATCGTGTAATGCTTATCAACGCTATCGCGTTAGAAAATGCGTTACTCGAAACTGAAATTGGTTCATCTGACTTCAACGTAATGAAAGCCCTAGCTATGGGCGAGCTGAAAACATTTGCTCAGTTCGATTTCGTTATGATGGAAGATCGCGCTAACGAGGGTGGTATCCCCATCTCGTCCACTACCCGTAACTGCTTTGCGTTCCAAAAAGACGCAGTAGGTATGGCTATGACGGGCGGTGTTCGTTCTAATGTTGACTGGATTCCTGAGAAGAAATCTTGGCTCATTACATCTGCTGTTACTGGCGGTGCTGTTACGATTGACACCGACGGTGTTATCGATGTTCTAACTCACGAAGCATAATAGAAAGGAATTAATGTTATGACTTTTGATATTGCAAACTTATCGCCGACTTCAAGCAGTCGTCGTGGCAAATCTCCGCAAACATGGAGTTATGCTACTCTCGATGCCCACGCTGCTGTAGATAGCTCGGGTTACTTCAATGCTGGAACCGCCTATCAAGGCGCTTACAACTTAATGGACTTAGGCGACGTTGTTACTGTTGTCGTTTGGGCTACTGCTATTGGTACAGGCACTATTGCTACTTATGGCACACATATTATTAATGGTAAGGCTGCTGGCGTACTTGATGCTACTGACGTTACTGTTGGTGTTATGACTGATACTGACTAAGCTTACTAAAGACTAAGACTCTGGGGGAGGGTGCGGATAAAACCTGCCCTTCCCCATTTTTTTATTGGAGGAACATATGACGACTAATGTATCAGTGGCTTCTCAGGCCATGTTATTACTTAGAGCAAACCCAATTGATGCGTTCTCCGATGATACCAACGAAGCTGAGATTTTAAACGTAATGTACGAGGAGCATATTAAACAGCTCCTTTCCCTGCATCCGTGGACATTTGCTACAAAGAAGCGGCAGTTATCTCAGGATTCTACGGCACCTATTGGTGAATATGATTACGCCTATATTGTGCCTGCGGATATGTTATTGCTTTGGGCTGTTTTCAATACAGATGAAACCAATGCTACACCAGTACGCAATTATGATATTTACGGCACAGATACCGCGAGGCGTATTTACTCCAATGAGACAACTATGTACGCGGATTATATGTACTACGTTCCTGAGGTAGTGTGGCCGTCTTACTTTACGCAGTTTGCTATCAATTCTCTCGCAGCTCATACGGCTGTGCCTGTTACTGGCAACGTTGATTTAGCCAGCCATTACAAAACAGAAGCCTATGGCTCTGCTAACGCTAACCGTAAGGGTGGGTTATTTGGTGTGGCTGTGTCGCAGGACTCTAAGCAGAAACGTAATGAGGTTATATTTAGCTCCCCTTTAACAGAGGCACGGTTTAGCTAGATATGCCACGCACCATTCAACACAGAATGACACAGGGGGAATTAGACCCCAAGATGCTTGGTCGCTCAGATATTGAGCAGTATTTTGGTGCTGCAGAAACCATGCAGAACGTAATTACTCTAACCCAGGGCGGCTTTAAGCGTCGCGGTGGGCTAGAGCATATTGACGAGCTGTTGCGCGTTCTCACCCTAGTCTCACCAACAACTATAACCACGCCTAATGGTGGCACCGGGGCTAATGTTGATGACCAAGATACCGCTACCATAATGACCACCACCACAAGCGTTGGTACTATCAACCCTTATGTCGTCGTCGAGTTTGATTTTGCCTCGCCTCAAGCGTGGGGGGTAGTCTATTTTTCTGGTTTGCGTCTTACTGCCTTAGCAACGCCAACGGAGTTTTTTTTGCAAGGCTCCGACGATGGCGCAGCGTGGACAAGCATAGGCGGTGCTATTGTTCTCTCAACCACCGCTATAGACTATTCCCGTAGAGTAGAGGCTAGTTATCGTTATCTTAGGCTGGCTCGTATAGGGCTATCTAATATGGGGTCTAACAAGGTGGATTTGGCTGAATTCAGTTGCCATACTCAGGCAGCAAATTCAAACGTCCGTATAATTGATTTTCAGTTTAACACCGACCAGTCCTATATTCTGGCTGTAACAGATAAGAATATAGGCGTATATTTAAACGGCGTATTACAGGTAGACGTATCTGCTATAGGTCTAACGTCTGCGCGGTTGCCTACTATAAATTGGGCGCAATCAGCCGATAAGTTAATCATATTCCATGAGGACATGATACCGCTTACGGTTCAGCGCCAAGGCGCAGATGATTACTGGACAGCGATAGATACGGTATTTGATAACAAGCCCTTTCACCCATTTACCCTTGTAGAGCAAACCGGCACTGAAATTTCTATGGGTACGATGACCCCCTCTGCAGATAGTGGGACTATTACTCTTACCTTTAGTTCAGGCACATTACCTGCGGGAACAGCTAATCAATATTTTGAAGGTAACGGCGGTAGGGCGAGGGTGCTTAATGCTGTATCTGCCACTGTAGTTAATGCCTTTGTGGAAATACCTTTTTATGACTTAACTGCCACGGCGGCTGGAGATTACACCTACCTATCCGGCTACGAGGAAACTTGGAGTGTTACAAGGGGCTATCCTATTTGTGGAACATTCCACAGCGGAAGATTGTGGATAGGCGGATCTAAATCTCGTCCTACTACTTTATGGGGTTCGCGTGTTGGCCTGTTCTTTGACTACGCTTTAGGCACATCCTTAGATGATGACGCTATTAATGCTACCTTGCAGACCGATCAGCTTAATCGTATCGTGAATGTCTACTCAGGTCGTGAGCTAATGATATTCACCTCTGGTGCTGAGTTTGTTGTGCCTACGGCTTTAAACGAGCCTATCACTCCTAGTAATGTTTCTGTCAAGAGACAATCTCGTATTGGTTCTGAAGTAGGCTTGAGAGTTCAGGAAATAGAAGGCGGCGTATTCTACGTGCAAACAGGGGGTCAGTCAGTACAGGAATTTATCTTCAGTGACACAGAGCAAGCCTTTGGTAACAACATGATTTCCCTGCTGTCTACACATCTGGTAGCTAACCCCGTTGATTTCGCGCTACGCAGAGCTACGTCTGTAGACGATGGAGCATTGCTTGCTTTAGTCAGGGCTGACGGCGATGCTACGATAGCAACCATCCAAAGGTCACAGAGGACTGCAGCGTTTACTGACCACACCACAGATGGAACGTTTATAGCTACTGGTGCTGACTATAACGATTTATACTTTGTTGTTACGAGAAACAGCCTTAATTATTTGGAGAGAATAAATGAAGATCATTTTCTTGATGCTTCTGCTAGATTTACTTCGGGCTTACCTACAGCCATGTTTGCAACACCAGCGGTATTAGACGGGGAAGATTGTCGGGTAGTAGCAGATGATGCCGTGCTGACGAATGTCACACCGGCAGCAGGTTCCACTACTATTGCTAGAGATGCAACAACCTACGCAGAAATAGGGCTATGGTTTCAGCCGACGTTTAAGGATTTACCCGCAGACTTCCCATCACAGTCAGCGCCGACAACGCTTGGCGCACTGCTTAATATCTCAGAGGTGGTGCTTAGGTTGCATGAGACTTCAGCGGTAAAAGTAAACGGTAAGAGACAGAGCTTTAGGGGTTTCGGCCTATCAGGATCAGGCTCACCGCTAGATGTTGCCCCGCCTAAATTTTCAGGTATAAAAAGAATACTCGGCTTTAGAGGATGGGATACAACGGCACAAGTTACACTAACACAAGATGAGCCTGGGTTTATGACTGTCCTAGCTTTATCAAAACAAATTATATTGGGGAAATAGTATGGCCGCAGCACTCTTACCATTATTAGCTACTACTGCCGGGACTGGCGCAGCAGCAGCAGCAGGTAGCGCTGGACTCGCTACCGTAGTAACCGCAGGGGCCTCCGGGGCCGGGGCTTTAGCTGGCGGGCTAGGTGCTATTGGTGGTGTTAGTGGCCTTGTCTCAGGACTGGGCGCTTTCGGTTCAATTATAGGCGGCGGGCAAGAGGCGGCTATGTTTAGCGCTCAGGCAAGACAGGCAGAACTTCAGGCACGCTCAGAAGAACTGCGTGGCCGTGAACAAGCAGATCAGATTAGACGCAGCCTACAGGCTACGCTCGCTTCCCAGAACGCTATATTCGGAGCCAGAAACATAGGCGGTCAGACTCCAACTAACATAGCTGGTGATACAACAACACAAGCCGGCATAGATATACGCAACGCTAGATTTGGCGGGGGCATAAGAGCAGACCAACAAAGGTCGCAAGCAGATCAGTTCAGGCTTTCAGGCCGCTCTGCCAGAACCAGTGGGTTTACTAAGGCAGCATTTAGATTTGGGAGCTTGATAACATAATGCCAAGAGAAGTTCCAAGATTTGTAAGCCAGCTTTTGTCGCCAGGCTTTGCCAAAGTACAGCCTACCGGCCTAGCCTCACAGGCGCAGGCAACTAAGGGTGTGTCTGACCAGCTATTTAAGCTAGGTGCAGATATGCAAACCAAAACCAATGCAGTTAATAAGATGAACATGCAGGCTGAAGTTTTAACCAACCTTAACAGGATTTCTGACGAGTCAGGGCTTGATGTTGGTGGGATGAAAAAGAGCATGGACTCTTATTTAGAGGGGGTTAAAAGCCCTGAAGTAAAGGCATGGGCTAACCTCCACACTGTACCAATGATAGATTCAGCTACGGACAAGTATAACAAAAAATTAAAAGAAGACCATAAAACCGTGTCTAAGTTCGCGCATAAAATTAACAGCGCCTCTATAAGCAGGAACGCACCAAATATTTTTCATCCCGTTCCTGAGATTGCCGCCGCAGCGATGGCATCTATTGAAAATGGCCTCGCCGAGTCCACCTCTATTTTGACGCAGGCTAACGATGACGGCACGAACATGTTCACCCCGGATCAGAAGCTTGCCGGGGCTATGCAGACACAGGAAGCCTTAATCTCTTCTTTTGGGCCAAGACGACAGCTTGAAATATTAGGAGACGCGCAGGGCGGGATTCAGTATGCAATGATAGCCGTTGATAAGCACGAAGGAGGGCAGACCGCAGGGGACGACGGCTCATCTGGCGCTCCAGCTATTTACGGCATTAATCGGAAGTGGCATGAAGAAGCCTACGATAAAGCACAGGAGATTACAGCCACGAAGGGTGAGACGGCTGGCAAGCAATTTAGAGATCAATATTTCAAAAAGATTTTTTGGGACAAGCATAAAATAGGTGGTCTGCATCCGACACAGCAGGGCATTGTTATGGACGGAGCGGTGAATCACCGCACTAAGTTTGTCAATA